CTGACTACATCTGGGATAACTTCCTCAACCTCTTGAGCGATTACACCGACCTCTGAGTTGCCGTTCTCAATCCAATCGAATGACACACCACGCATTGCTTTCACTGCATCCAGTGAGCCTGTCAGCGTTTCTACGTTGGTCTTTAGGGTAGCGTCTGAAGTGGTGTTGAAGTTGGCTGCGTTTACTGTGCCTGAGAAATGTGCAGTATCCCATTTTGTAGTTGTATTTCCTAAATCTACACCTGATCTAATTGGAGTAACTTGCTCAGTGCCTGTCCAATTACTATCATAAAAACCAACCATATTTTGCATTAGAAGATAGCGATTGCCAGAACTTTTCATTCGAAGCGCACTAGCGTTATGCTCAATACTGCCCACAGTGGTGTTGTCTCTGCGGAACTGCAAGATGTCGCCATCAGAGTTCTTTCTGTCAAGAACTGCCGCCATATCATTGCTAACAGAACCTAGTATCATACCTGTGCTAAATAGCTCTGCACCTACTGAACTACTTCCAGAACTTGTCTTACCCACCAGCAAGTTACCGCTGCCATCAAACCTAGCGGCTTCAGAGCTATTTGTAATGAAAGCAATGTTATTTGTTGCTGGCAACGATAAGCCATCAACACCAGAAGCCCCCATTTGAATTGACGGAATAGTTGTATTACCACCGTCACGAACACGAACTTTCCCAGTTGTATCTAAAGATTGTGCTGGCGAACCCGTCCCAATGCCAACTTTACCGTTGCTGGTGATGCGCATGGCTTCTGTGGTGGTGGTGTTTATATCACCTGTTGTCTGACGAGTTCCAAAAATCAAATCGCCAACACTATTACCACCTGTTCTTACAAACCCGATAGTACCACCAGCCCAAGCAGTTCCATCGCCGCTCTCAGAAAATAAAATCTGTGGGCCTTGTCCAGTTGTGGCACCATCACCTATAAGTGCCAAATGAGAGCTAGTAGTGCCAACAGTGCTTGCACTTTCGATAACGACTTTATGAGAACCACTAGAAGATTGAGAAGTCGCCCCCACCAGCAAGTTACCGCTGCTGTCGAACCTAGCGTACTCAGTTGTACCAGCGTTGTTCTTGAAGGTGGTATCGCCACGCAAACCGCCAGAGAGGTAGAGGTCTTTCCAACGTAAGTTGAATGCACCTAAATCTACTGCACCATCCGACTGTGACCCATTATTATAAGGAGTAACATTTTGTGTGCCAAACTGTACCCCTGCATGATTTGAAGCACTGCCCGATAAATACATATTGTTTGCATTAACTACACCAATACTCCCCACAGTGGTGTTGTCTTTGTAGAAATTAACAATAGCACCATCTGATGTTGTGCGATTGAACCCCGCTGGATTGCTGCTTGCTTTTGTAGCAAAGAGAGTTCCGTTTGCTCTGGCTTCTACACCAACACTAGCACTGTTAGAACTGGTCTTACCCACCAGCAAGTTACCGCTGCTGTCGATGCGCATACGTTCGCCATTAACGCCACCAAAAATATATCCAGTTGCACCAGTTTGACTTCCATAGAAAGAAAGAAATCCAGTCCCACTATTGTCTCGACCTATGTCATAGTAATTACTGTTGTTGCCCTCAATCCGTAAATGAGATGGGTTGGTAGAGCCAGTAGATGACGCATTAAGAATATGCAAAGATTTACTAGGCGAACTCGTCCCAATGCCAACACGATTGTTAATACGATCAACAACTAAATCAGAGCCGCCATCTGTGCCAAGTGCTATTTTTCCTGCTGCTACACTAGATATAAATCCTGCTGTACTTCCTGCACTAGAACTATATAAACGAATGTGACCATCGGCACCTATATATACGTCTCCATCTACATCTAGTTTGTAGCCTGTCTCTGCCGCACCGCCAATGCCTAAACTCTCAGCACTCGCATCCCAGAAGAACTTTGCAGTGGTGCCTGTGTCCTCGTAGAAGCTGATGTCGCCGTTGTCGTCTATATCTATACGAGTTAATGTAGATGTCCCGTTGTTTGTAAGAAATTTAAGTCTGCTATCTGTGCCTGACACGCTTCCTCTAGCGGCTTGAATTTGAGCTACAGCATCTTGCGTACCTGAATACGCTGTTAGATTTAAATATGCAGAAGAACTTCCGTTAATATTTCCAGCCCCATCTACAGTCAGCCCATCGCTGGTCAAAGTACCCGTGATGTCTACGCCTGTGCTGGTGGTGGCGAGTTTAGCTGCGTTGTTGTGGTACAGATTAACCGCACCGCCGTTGTACGCCCTTATATAATAACCACCAGACGTATTCTGAAAACGAGTATTGTTACCCTGAAAAACTAAATCGCCAATGCCAGTCTCTGCGATATAGCTGTTGTGTGTTACACTGTCATGGTAAATCTGTAGGTCAGACCCTGCGCCGAAGATAGCTTTGTTGTTGTCGCCAAAAGACAGATTACCCGTCATGGTATCGCCTGACTTAGCAACCTTTGTAGCGATACTATTAGTTACAGTAGTACTAAAGTTTGCATCGTCACCAAGAGCAGCCGCTAGTTCGTTTAGCGTGTCTAGTGTGGCGGGTGCGCTATCAACAATACCTGCAACTTCAGTGTCAACGTACTGTTTAGTTGCCGCCCCTAATGCCAAACTTGGGTCTGCGTTAAGTACAAGCGCACCTGTCATAGTGCCACCTGATTTAGGTAAAGCATTATCTGCAGTTGTACCCTGTGCGGCAGTAGCGTAGTCAGAACTATCAAAGGCTTTGACTTGCGCTAGATTGGTTACTTCGCTGTCCATCAAAGCACCAGCAGCAGTTACATTAGTTGTATCTGTTACGTCTGCACCTGTTTCAATGCCATCTAGTTTAGTACCGTCTGCAGCTACATCACGACCATCTACAGTACCTGTAACTGTAATGTTACCTGTGACATCAATACCTGCATCGAAGTCTACGTTACCTGTGAACGTACCACCAAAGCTAGATACTGTGTCAGCTAATGTGAAATGTTTAAATGCTATTACGTTAAACTCATCCGATGCAGTTGCACCAGATGTAAGAGTAATTGTGTCACCACCAGAAACGGTATAGTCTGTAGTCTTCTCTAGTACAACACCGTTAAGTGTTACAATAATGTTATCTTCTAAGAAGCCTAGATTATTACCGTTATCATCTGTGCCAGTAAATACAGTCTGACCAGATGTAGCTGTGTAGTTATAATTATCAATGCTTCGAGCAGCTAAGTTCTCAACATCAATAGAGGCCATAGTGATGAAGACTTCAACACCTGAGCCTGATAAGTCAATTAGTGAACCAGTACTACTCTCAATCAAAGTACGACTAAGAGTAGTGCCAGTTGATGTATAAGTACCTGTGCCAACTTCCCAGTCGTTACCGTCTAAGATGGTATATCTAACAGAGTCGTTGTTTACGATGCCGCCATCTGCAAACGTCTGAAAGCCTTGTACAGCACTACCAAGAGTGATAGTACCTGTACCAGTAGTAGATGTGTTAACCTTAACACGGTTTGCAAACTTAACGGTCATAGTAAATACCTATGTTTAGCTAATACGGATAACTGCGTTTGATGCATCTGCAGTCGGGAACACGATAGTAAAGTCACCTGATGTAGATGTTACTGTACTACCAAAGTCAAATACTGCGATAGCTTTGTTACCCTGTGAAGCGTTATAAATAATAGCACCATCTGCAGAGATAGTTAAGTTAGAAAATACTTCGTCTGCGAAATCAACAAACGCTGTACCGCCTGACAAAGAGATTACTGGACTGTCTAGTGCTTGACCGCCAGCAGTGTAGTTTGTTCCTGTAGCTTCATCTGAACCACCTGTTACATCAGAGTAGTTAGTTGTTGCTGCACCGTAAGTACCTGAAGGGGTTTCTTTGATAAGAGCCACCTTCAATGTATCTGTATCTAGATCGTGAACACCCCCAAGAAGTTCTTGCTTGAAGCTGTTACACATTGCCGTAGTGATTGCCATTGGGAATGTCCTTTGTTATAAGCACAAAGAGGCCAGCACTAGGCCAGCCTCTCTATTGACTTTGATTACGCTGCGTTGTAACGTGCTGTTACAAGTGCTTCTGGACGTAGAATTTTGCGCCCGTAAAGGTGCATACCACGAACGATGTCAGCAAATGAATCAGGGTCACGGTAGTTCTCAACTTTGTTGATTTGCTCCGCTGAAGCTACTGCTTCGTCCTGACCAGCTACGATAACACCGTAGTTGTCGTCCTGCGCTGTTGTACCTGAAGTACCTGCACCTGTACCCTTAGATGGTAGGTTGTTTGAAACATAAACACGGAAGCCGTGTAGGTTGTTCAAAATCAAGCCATTCATTAGGCCAGTTCCACCCCAGTCAGCTTGCAATACGCGGCTGTCTTCGTCTTTTAGGATTTCCATAAAGACTGGATCAACAACAAGCCAACGACCACGTGAGTCAACGTTTGCTGTATCCATCTGACGTGCCATACGTGCAACAACAGTCAAAGGTGAAGTTGTTGTAGTTGACAATGATGTCGCGCCTGGTAGACGTGCTGCTAGTGGGATAGAGTCACCAGTTGTTGAAGCTGATGCTGTAGTTGTGATGTGACCAATGTCAGACATGTCTAGGTGGTTAGCTGACAGGAATTCACCTGTTAGGTTAGCCGCTGTGTCATGCTGTGCGTCACCAGATGTTGATGAGATTTTAACACCTGCTGTTGTGTGACCAGACAAGTAAGACAATACGTCTGCGTCCATCGCGTCAGCCATTTTATATGCTGCACGATCAGCAGCTAGGCTAACGTAATCAACGTTTGCAAACTGATCTTCGATGTCATCCATTTTGAATGCGAAGTAGTTAGCTTTGTCGATTGTTAGAGAGAAGTCTTCATCGTTCAACTTCTCAACAGAGATAGCTGTGTGACGCTGTAGAGCGTTAACAGTTACATCTGGTTCTTTTTGAATACGAACCACGTCACCTTGGTTGGCGATCTCACCAAAGTAAGAGTTGTTTGTGATTGCGTTTGTGACAGCAGATTTACGTAGAGCAATCTGTGCCTGTTTCGAATAGATTACTGGACTCCAGTTACCGTCGAAACCTCCTGATGCGGAAGTAATAGCCATAGTTAATTCTCCTTATAGATATGGCGTTTACGATTAACACGATATCCACTAAAGAGGCTCTTCATGTTAGGGTAGTCAGCTATGCTTCAAGGGTGGCCGCCCTATCTGCGCTGGGCCTATATGTTGAGGTAGTTCTTTGTTGTGGCTAGTGCTTTTGTGAAAAGCATACACACTTTGTGTTGTGTATATGCTATAGTTTTACTTATGATGTAAGCTTTGTCAACTATCTTTTTGACATATCATAAATAAACTTGCCAGAGCGTTGCGCTTCCATGATTTCTTCAGCGCGTTTCTCATATTCTTTAATAGACATCTTTGCTACCTGTGATTCTCGCAAGTAACGTGAAGAGTCATCTGGATCAATAGGTGCAGCTTTACGTGCCTTTACAGACGAAGCTGCGCTCTTGTCCTCTGTAGCTACACGCTTTGTCTTGATACCTTTATCTGTTTTGTAAAGGTCAAGTACACGTGCTACAGATTTAACGTCATCTACATTATCATATAGTGCGTCTTGTACGACTTTAGGCTGTTCTTTAGCCCAATCATGAAATGCATCATCTGCACGAATCTCTGCAAAGTCAGGATGTAAGCTATACAATTCTGCTTCAGCTTTTTCCTTACGTGCAGTAGTGCGCATCTCTTCGATCTCTTTTAAGCGACCATCTAGTTCAGATGCACGTTCTGTAGCTTTCTTATCAGCAATAGCTTCAATGATACCTGCTACATCAGGATACTGCTTTGCCCACGCATCAATCTCTTCTTCAGACTTTGGTAGTACAAGCTCGTTCTTTGTAGAGGCTTCTAGCTGCTGCTGTAGCTTCTCAAGTTTAGCTGCAGTCTCTTTTTCTTTCTCTTGCATGTGGCGGCGTAGATCACCGTAACGCTGCTTGAAAGTCTTTTCTTCTGCGCTTAATCCAGAATCATCTTCTTGTGCTTCACTCTCTGGCTCTGCTTTAGTTTCTTGTTCTGGTACACTCTCATTTTGTACTTGGGTGTCCGTAGCTCTTTGGCTATCGGGTTCACTATCGTCGGTTTCTTCTTCTGTTTCATCGACTTCACCGCGCATACGCTTTTTGAGTGCTTCTAGTTCTGCCTCATCTGCGTCAATACGTGCTTGGTTACGCTTATGAGGTGCTGCGTTGATGATCTCTGTTTTGATATCAACTTGTTGGGCTTCCGACATTTTTATACTCCTTTATGTGGGGCCAGTCAAGTAGACCGGGTAGCCTTATTATTATATGATTATCGGATCAGGGCCGAGCATTAAATCATGCCATAGTTTTTGTCTTGTGTTTGCTTCCAGCTATTAGAAGCCTTTTGTCCTATTGAGCTAGACTTCTTACTGCTAGACTTGTTGCTGTTCTTAGCTGCAGTACGTGCTTTAATAGCTGCTGTAGCTGCTTTACTTGCTTCAGACTGTGCTTTGATAGCTTTGTGGTAGTCTGCTGAAGATTTATCTTTGATAGAGTTAGCTGCATTTGTAGCTGCTTGCCAAGATGCTGTAGCGGCTGATGCTGCATCACCATAAGCTGCTTGTTGTTCATCTGAACCTGCAGGTGCTGCTGCTGCTGCAGCCATAGCTTTTTCATATGGTGTAGCTTCACGTGCTTTCATACGCTCTGCTGCTCTGTCACGATCACCTTCGTAAGCTCCAAACGAACCACTACGTCTTGCACCTGCGCGTGACTCAGACAAGCTTGGTCCTTGTACACCTGCTTTACCGTCTGCACCAAGTAAGTCACCTAACCATGTATCAGCAAATGATACCTTACCATCGCCACTTGTGTCATCTAGACGCTCATACATACTAGATGCACCACCATAGATGCCAGACTTGCCAAGAAATCCATCATCAGACTTACCGTCATCACTTGTTGATACGATTTCCTGTAGCTTTGCTTTTTGTTCTGATAGTGC